GGCTGGGAAAGAGGAAACTCAGGGGAACAGCGTTATAAATGCGTTGTTGCTGTATCTAATGATAATGTAGCGATTATTTTCCCTAAAGCAAATGTTATCGGGCGCGGAGCGTCTACCGATGGAGCCGTTGGTTTAGCTATTTCAGCCATTCCTTTGAAGGTTTCAACTACCATTGCATCCGAATATCAGTTTGATGTTGAAGGCAAGACTTTAAAGGGAATTTAAAGTACCATTAATGAATCACAACAGAAAGGGGCAGGCGGATACATTCTGCCCGTCCCTTTCTTGCTTAATATGAATATCCAATGAACAAAGCAGCAAATTTAGTCGCTAACGCTATTTTAGGCGATGACCTCAAAGTCGTCATTTTGGGAAGTAAAGCATATACCATTCAGTCTCCTACAATAGCTGTTATATGTAAATCAATAAAATATCTGTCTTGTATAGATCGTACCACAACAGGTAAAGAAGAACTGAATAAAGCAAAAGAAGATTTGGAGAATCTGCTAAAGGGATTGTCTGTTTTCATTTTTGACGATCCGGATAAATATACGGAGATTCAAGATGCGACAATGAAGGAATTGAAAGAAGCACTTGAAACGGTTATAAATCTAATCTCCGCAGAGGATTTTTTCGTCTGTGCCGCCTTAGCCGAGAGCGTGGCAAGAATGGCGGCGATACCAAAGTAATAGGCAATGAGACGATGATGGGGCAAATTGCCACATTCATGGAAACTTTAAAGCTAACTTATAATGAGATAGTGTATCGTATCCCATATAGAAATCTATTATTAATGCAAAAGGATATTCTACACCAAGTCACAGGTGATCTGATTATCGAGCGAGACGGACGTTATTTATTGAACCGGACAAAGAAAGAGGGGTAATTTATGGCAAAACTTAGTTTTGATGTTTCTGCCAAATGGCAAGAAGTGCAAAAACTCAGAGAAGAGGTAGAAGCTCTGAAAACGGCTCTTAAAGACTTTAATGTTGCTGGTGACATGAAGGGTTTCGAAGAGTTAAATAAGAAATATCAGGAATCGACACAGAAACTGAAAGAATATGAGCAGCAGGTTCAAAATTATCAACGTATTATAGATCAGCTTAATGTATCTAATGGAGTAATGGAAGGCGCACGACAGATGGCATCGGAGCTTAATAATGCTACGGATGTATTTGTTGAACAACAGTTGAAAGTCAAAGCCTTAAATGAAGATGTCAAGAAACTAAATAAGTCTTATTTGGCATTGTCTGATATAGACAAGAGGGGGCAAAAGGGATCAAATATCTTGACTGAATTAAAGGAAATAACTCACCAATATACAATAGAAAATGAGGCTCTAAAAAAACTCAGAAAAGAATATTCCGACAATATAAAAATAGAAGGGGTGGCAGCGGATTCTCTTGTTTCCCTGAGAAAACAGTTGTCATTACTTAATGCAGAATATGATCGTCTGTCCACTTCGGATAGAAAGGCCGCGATCGGAACCGATTTACAAAAGCAGATACAATCGTTGAATACCGAGATTAGTGCGGCAGAACAGGCTACCGGCCGATATCAAAGAAATGTAGGGAACTACGCTTCTTCTTGGGATTATTTCGGAATGTCAGTACAACAAGTAGCGAGAGAATTGCCATCTTTAGCTATAGGATGGAATACTTTCTTTTTGGCCATATCAAACAACCTCCCTATGCTTGCAGACGAGTTAAAGAAAGCGTCGGCAGAATACAAGGCTTTTAAAGCGGCTGTTGCGGCCGGAAACAATGATGTAGCTAAAGTTGCGCCAGTATGGAAACAGTTAATTTCGTCTATTTTCAGTTGGCAAACAGCGCTTGTTGTAGGTATTACTGTACTTTCGATGTATGGGAAAGATATTATTGAATGGACGAAGAATTTGTTTGGACTAAATAATGCAATAGATTCAGTTACAAAAACACAAAAAATATTAAACAGCTTACATTCAGATTCTGCAAAAAGTTCTGCGGAGGAGGTTGCTCAAGCCAAAATATTATATAAAATAACCCAAGATGCAACTCGAACAATTAATGAAAGAACAGCTGCTGCTAAAAAATTGCAAGAGTTATACCCAGATTATTTCGGAAATTTAAGAACTGAAATAATATTAATTGGCAATGCTAAAAACGCTTATGATGATCTATATAAAAGTTTGGAAGATGTCGCTTCTGCTAAAATTATATCAAATCAAATTTCTGAAAATGAGAATAAAATGGTGGATGCCATTAATAGGAGAAATGAAGCTCAAGCAAAACTTGTTGAATTGAACAAGGAATTAGAAAAACAGCAGAAAAGCAATGATATGTGGAATAGCAATGCCCCTGCAATTGCTGCCTTAACAGATCAAATAGGTTTATATACTAAAAAGCTCAATAATGCGAATGAGCAAATTAAAGCATTGAATGAATCAAATGATAAATTAATAGGGGCGTATAAGATAACATCTACACCTGAGACAGATATATTATTTAAAGACCTCTCAGCTATTGACACATATAAAGAAACTCTATCTAATCTGGATAAACAATTATCAATGTTCATCATAGATCAAGAAGAGTACAATAGAAGGGTAAATGAAGCTAAAGGAGAATTGATTGCTGCTGCTGATGCCGCAAATATAGGAGGATCTGCACTGGAGAAAATGCGAGATGAATATGTTGCGTTTAATAAGGCCTCTATCGGTAAAGAACAAACTGAAAAGCAGAAAAAAGAAGCAGAGAAACAAAAACAGGTTCAGGAAAGAATAAATAACGAACTATTAGAACTTAAACGTCGTAACGAGCAATCCCGGATTGATCTGATGGAGGAAGGTTCCGATAAGCGCATTGCCCAAATAGAATATGATTACGATCGTGAAATAGAGGCTATCCGTAAAAAGGAGAAAGAATGGAGAGAAGCACAAGGGGGAAAACTGACGCAAGAGCAGGCTGTTGAAATAAAAACGGCCGTTACGCAGGCAAAAACTACCCGTATGCGTTCTACTCAAGAAGTGGAATATGAGCAGGTTGAAGCCCAGCGTAAGGCTATGAATGATTATTTGAAAGAATATGGTTCTTATCAGGAGAAGAAAATGGCTCTTGCAGTCGAATATGGTCAAAAGATCGCTGATGCTGAAACGGAAGGCGAAAAATTGATGCTTGGTAAGCAATGGGATAAAGAATTGCTTGATCTTGAAATTAAGACCAAAAATTCTTCAAATGCTATTATTGCTCTTTTTGGAGATATGCGCGATAAATCTTTGAAGGAGCTGCAAGAACTTGCTTCAAAAGGTCAGGAAGCACTTGATTTTATCAAAAATGGTAAATGGGACGCAACTGTTGGCTCAAAACTAGGTATAACAGAAGATGAATTTAGACGCTGGCAAGAAGCACCGGAAGCTATACGGCAGGCCAGTGAATCGCTAAGGGGAGTAAAAGATCAAGCAGAGACTTTACAGCCTGCATTTGATAAAGTAACACAAGGCTTAAAACGTTTTTTCGCCGCAGGGAATGATCCTAAGAAACTAACGGAATCATTGCAGCTTATAAATGAAGGTGTAAATGAGGTTACTTCTTCGGTCCAATTTTTGTCTAATACATTTGGCAAGCTGGGCGACTCGTTTGGTGGGGTATTTAGTGGCATAGCTGAAGGTTTGAATATCGCAATGGATGCTGTTAATTCGACAATGCAAGGAGTGCAAGCCGGAGCAATGTTTGGCCCCATTGGAGCCGCAGCCGGAGCAGCTATTGGCGTCGTTTCTTCTTTGGCTTCCGCTATCGCTAAAATTCATGATAAAAAGAATGAAAAGCGCATCCAGAAATTACAGGATCAGATTGATGTACTTGATGCATCATATGAAAAATTAGGCCGATCAATAGAAAAAGCCTATTCGACTGATGCTTCTCAACTGATAGATCAGCAAAATAAACTTCTTGAGCAACAAAAACTTCTTATTCAGCAACAAATCAAGGAAGAGCAAGACAAGAAAAAAACAGATGACAATCGTATAAAAGAGTGGCAGAAACAATTAGACGATATTAATGCTCAACTTGAAGAGAATAAGGAGAAAGCGATAGAGGCCATCACTGGGACAGATGTTATGTCCGCTATTGATGAGTTTGCTAAGGCCTATGCCGACGCATGGGCTACAGGAGAAAATGCCGCAGAATCATCCGCTAAAGCTGTTCAAACACTCATTAAAACCGCTATCATAGAGTTTTTAAAAAAGAAGCTGTCTCCTTCGGTTCAAGATTTCATGAAGCAGTTGGCCGACTATATGTCCGATGGTATCGTGTCGCCATGGGAAGAAGCCGAATTGAATAAGTTGAAGGAAAAGATGGACAAGGAGGCGCAAGAAATATTTGAAAATTCTGGCAAATGGCTAAAGGATGAAAGCAAATATGAGCAACAGGCAACAAGCGGAGGATTTGAAGTAATGTCTCAAGATTCAGCGAATGAATTGAATGGGCGATTTACGGCTTTGCAAATGATTGGGGAAGAAATTCTTTTGTATTTGCAGAGTTCTAACCAGATTGCAAATCTGCTGTATATAAGTGCAAGTATTGATTCGATAAATATAAGAATTGCGTCATTGTATGATATTGCAGATGAAACTCGCGTGATGATGGCTAATATATATATAGAATTGCAGCAAATTAGTGATAATACCGGAGATACGGTAAAGCAATTAAAAGAAGTAGTTTCCAAGTTGACAAAGATAGAAAACAATACAAATAATTTATAGTATGAAAGTTCATGATATAATGCAGAAAGCAATCTCTTTAGGTGCTTGTTGTGAGTCAGGAAAAGCTACAGACTGGAAAAGTTTGTGTTGGCTTTTCTTTTCCCCACAAGGCCGGGAGTTTTGCGAACATAACAACTATCCACCCCTAGAATCATTTAGGGGGATGGCCAAGAATGTGAAACCGTTTGGGGTTTATGTGGATTGTGGATATATTGAACTCTGCAATAAACCGAATGTTGCAGTAGTAGGAAATACCATTGCGAGCTTGTCTTATGATGATAATACAAAGGTTCATAAGGTAATGCTTATGCACGGGGGAAAGGCTAAAATAGAAGCAACTAACTATTCCGTGATATTAGTTGTAAATATCGGAGGATGTGAAGTCGATATTATAAATGACGGAACTGCAAAAATATTATAGATTATGTTGGGAGACTTATTTATAAACAGTAATGATGCTTGGGGAACATATAGGGTTGCTATGGGGGAAAGCTTTATTCAGAACCTTCTTACTCCTGCCGGCAATAAGGATTTTATAGAAAGCGAAAGCCGCCTTGAAAACGGGAAGATGGTAATATATAACAATCCTAAAATTTCAAGTCGTGATGTGACATTGACATTTAATATTCACGGCGATACTCCCGAAGAATATTTATCCAATTATGCAAAGTTCGTTTCGGAACTCCAGAAGGGGAAAGTTATAGTTCGGGTTCCAGCTATTGGCATGTCCTTTATTCTTGTTCATAAAAAATCTACGAGTTTTGCTCTTGACAGGTCGCGTATGAACAGCCGGTTATCTGTTAAGTTTGAAGAGCCTAATCCTGATGATAGAGATTAATTCACGACAATCATATTATTGTCGTATTTAGGAAGTTCAGAAAATTGGACTTCCTTTTTTTATCCCTGAACTTTGAACATATGATTGATATAAGGGACATATCAGACAGAATCAAGTTGTCAGTATCAATAGGATCGAGTTCATTGCATCGATTTGAGCTGATGAAAGAGGATTATATTAGTATTGTATTCTCTTTAGAAACTCCGGTACGATTGGAGATAGGAGACAATGTTGATTATGAAGGCTCGCTTTATTATATAACAGATAAAGTATACCCAACATTTAATACTTCTAACGGTGGATATGATTATACACTCAGGCTGGAATCACATTATTATCGATGGAAGAATCATATACTTTTTTATGATCGACAAGGAAATAAAGAAGCATCTTGGAGTCTTACCCGTTCCCCGGAAGCCCATTTGAGCATTGTCGTTTCCAATCTCCGTGCAATAGGATTTACTTTTAAAGGCAAAGAATATCAAGCTATAGTGGATAGCACTGTTGATCCTGTAGCTAAATTGGTGCAGTATAACAACACGAACATCATAGATGCTCTGACAAAAATAGCGGAGGCATGGGAATGTGAATGGTGGGTTGATGGGGATAAAATATATCTTGGACATTTGGAACATGGGGAACCTGTAAACTTGGAAATAGGGAAGGAAATATCTTCAATGTCAAGGAGCCAGAGTCAGGATATTTTTGCAACAAGACTATATGCTTTTGGATCGTCTCGAAATCTCCCTTCTGACTATCGGAAGGGAGAAACGGGGGCAGTCGTAGAGGGTGTAGTCCAAAAAAGACTGATGCTTCCTGCTGGGACTCCGTATGTGGATGTTATCGAAGGCTTGGAGGAAGAGCAGGTTGTTGAAGCGGTCATTATCTTTGAGGACATCTATCCTCGTGTGACCGGAACGATAACTGAAGTAATTCCTAAGGAAATCACGGATGAGGATGATTCTGGCGATCCTATCACATTCACTGTATATCGGTTCAAGGATGCGAATTTGACATTTAAAAAAGAATATATTCTTCCCGGACAGGACTTGCACGTCATATTTCAGACCGGTCCCCTTTCGGGAATGGATTTTGCTTTGGAATTCAACCCGGAAAGATTGCCGGAAGATAACCCGGAAGCGCAAGTGTTTGAAATAGTACGCAATGATACTTATGGACAGACTTTGCCAGAAAGCCCACTTATTCCAGGTATAGGGAATAAATATATCTTGTACAATTTTGATACCCGTTATGTAAATGACGCTCTAATTCCACAGGCTGAACAGGAACTTTTGGAAAGAACGATTGCATATAAGGACAAGGTCGTTTCTGATCCTTCGACATATACATGCAGTCTTAATTCTTATCGGGTTTCCGGTTATGATGAAAACAATGGGTTGTTAAATCCAGAAAAAGAAATCAACCTGTTGCCAGGGCAAAAAGTAAACCTTATAAATAAGGCGTATTTTGAGAACGGTCGTATCTCTCGTGTAATCGGCTTTGAGAAGAAGTTGGATATCCCCTACGATTCCCCTGTATACACAATCGGGGAAAGTGCAGCCTATTCCCGATTAGGGGAACTGGAACAAAAGTTAGATAATATTCAGTTTAAAGGGAATACTTATGTGAATCAAGGTGGCGGCTTTGGTGTTTATATCGTGAAAAAGGATGATGCTACTGCTGCTTCAGATGAAAATGTATTTTCAGCACTGCGTACACTATATGAGATAAATAAGGCTTATGTAGACATAAGTGATATGTATCTTCGCAAAGATATCGACGATACCGCCCACGGGAATATACTTTTTGACAAGAAGATCGGCTCTTCCATTTTCATAGACGGCTGGGAAGGTAAAGGCTGGGAGATCCAGAGTACGGGCGCCGCCATATTGGATTCGCTTCGTGTGCGGAGTGATATCTATGTGGGGGGCAATACCGGATCGCCAACTTTTGCATCCGGTTTTACCGGTTGGGGATGGCAGATAGACACACCGACGGCCACCGGGGAGATGGACAACCTCTTTATTCGAAAGACATTCACTGCTTACGAGATTGTTTATTCCCAGATTTACGGTTTAGGAGGTAGCCAGATTGTTTCTGACATCAACAAAATAGCCAGAGTAGAAGTGATGTCTGACCGTTATCGCTGTTATATGGACGATATGGATGGTCTTATGCTTATGAACCTGCGTAAGGGTGACGGTGTCAGAATACAGACACGGACGGGAACGACCAGTATCAAGTATCTTTTCGGACGTTGTATCGGTGTAGACAGTGACTATTTTGATATAGCTATTCCTCTGATAGAAGGGACAGGGCAACCGGAAGCCGGAGATTTTGCCCTTCGTTGGGGTAACAATGAAGATACAGACCGGCAGGGATTGATATATCTAACAACGGCCGATAGCGGTGCGCCATTTATCGATGTGTACGATGGTATTACTGATGCCAGCACCGAAGGCAAGTTGAAAGCCCGTATTGGACATCTGACAGGAATCAGGACACAGAGAGGCGATCAGTTGTCTGGTTATGGGGCTTATTTGAACGGGATATACGTTGAAAACTCGACATTCATTCTTCAAAATGGGGATACCATTGAGCAGACCTTTATTGCCATGAACGGCAAGTTTGAAAGCCTTATTGATAGCATCCGTAACGACATATCCGCAGAAGGTGGTAACATCCTTGTAAACTCTTCTTTCAGCCAGAATACAAACTATTGGACAGCCGCAAATAACGTTCATTTTATCAACGTAGGTGGAGAATATCTTTGGCTGGACGGTAGCTTCTATGTAGAAAAGGGTCAAGTTGCCGATATCTATAATGACAACGGTCAAAACGTTCTGCGAATAAGGAACACGTATATCCTTCAGCAGAATGCTATAATGAATATCCCGGATCACACGGAAGAAGAGGAAAAAACGTATTCTTTCTCTTTGTTCTATAAGGTGCTCCGTCCCGGTTCTTGCGGTTTCGGTATTCCGGGGACCGAGTTGTATCATGAAGAGCAGCTATCGGAAAGCGACAGCTATCAAAAGCTGTCTAAGGTCGGGAAATGGAACGGGAAAGGTGATTTTGAACTGAGGTTCACTGGTGAGATACTTATTTATGGTGTAGGGCTGTTTGCTGATGAGATTGCGGATGCTATTGTCAAGTTGCAGACACAGATCGACCAGACAGACGAATACATCAAACTGTTGGCGACAAAAGATTATGTAGATAGTGAGACGGGAGAAATCTATGTCCACTTTGACAGTCAGTTGCAGATTACCGCAGAACAGATGTCCGGTATATCTACGAAGGTGGATAATATCAACAATACGATAGAAAGTGCCGGGTGGATCACGCAGGCGGATGCTGTTTCTCTGTTTGCATCGAAAAATGATTTAAAAACACTTGAAACATCGGTTGCAAACCTGTCCGTGGAGTATGATCAGATATCTTCGGCCGTAGGAACAAATACTCAAGGCATAAAAGATGCAGCAGATTTAGCAAATAAAGCTTTTGAATGCGGTTTGTATTCACAGGAACAATATTCCCAAACAAATGATCCTTGGCAATCTTGGCCATCAGGTCAGGAATTTAAACACGTAGGAGCATTGTGGTATAATCCGTCGACAAAAATAACAAAGCGGTATATCGGTGTAAACGGAACGCAGTCATGGGAAACGGTTAACGACAATGCTGTATCGGCTGCATCTTTTGTCTTGCAAAATAAAGATAAATGGCGGGTTGTCGTTGCTAATTTTGATGCCGACGGTAATCCTACGGAAGAATCCGGAATAATGACGACCGCTTATGGTAATAATTTATATGCCAGGAAAGATAATATTATATCATCTATAAATCAATCTCCTGAAAGTATTACACTTGAAGCATCCAAGATAAATCTTAAAGGTGCAACTCAAATTGGATCGTTTACCATAACTGAATATGGCTGGTTTAAATGCAATGCAAGTCCGGGAAAAGATGTTGGATATATAGATATGATAGGGGAGAATACTCGTATTGCTTTTGGGCGCAATTTAGCTCCTTTGTCGACTGGAGGTTCGTTTACTTGCACGGCTATTATAAAGAACCATAATAAGGCCAGTTCTGGTGGAACGACATATGGGCTTTCGGTATCTGCTTCTGGGGATGCTAGCACAGATGTTAAGCCTATTGCTGTAGATTGTGACGGAGGACTTCGTGTCAAAGGAAATTTCGGGATCATAGAGGATGTGTTTACTGGACCTAATATTGCTCCAAGCGATAGCAGTTTTTCATCGGCTAAGAATTTGCGAAATCAAAGGACTTATATATATCAACCTACATCAGATATAACAGTCAATCTGCCGAGTGATAGCGCAATAAAATCTGAATTTGGCTATTTTAATTCAGGACATGCAGTTGTTGATAACTCTGCCATTATTATCATTTTATTGGTGACAAAATGGGCTACAGGGAGAATATATGTCGCAGCTAAAGGAGGAACAAATAATAATATCATAAATGAAAATGGAGATACTATAAATGAAGCGTCTGGAAGCAATACTGGTTTCTGGATGGGTAAAGGTGATTCCGCTATTTTGATGTATTTCAATAAGAATTGGTATATAATAAATAGAAACTCATAAAAAAAATCATTATGAAACAAGTAAATTTCAAAGAGTTAAATGTAGAAGTTGGAATAGATCAGTACCAAAATCATGATCTTCGAAAGGAGATTGGGAACGCTCTGCACCGTGCATCGGAGAGTGTCCCAATGAGCGAATTGGCACGCAATATTTATTATTCAGAAGGGGATATCAAAATCCCTGATGAAGAATTTGACGAAATGATGAAACTCATCAAGCCGGGCTTCAAAAGATTTGTATTAGACAGCATTGTGCGTTCAGCAACAGAAGTCGAAACAGAAACTAAAGATAAGGAGGAATAAGTTATGGCACTCGAACAAGTATCATCAGTGGTCAAGAGCACATACCTGAACAATGTGGCAGGTTACGAAGTACAGTACAATATCACACAGGATGAAGGGGAAAACGTTAAGTCGGTAACGGGTACAGTCAAGAAGGCAGATGTTCGTTTCGGCTACATAATCATCAATGCAGACGGGACCAAGAATATATCATTTGACAAGTCTATACCGGATGCTGATAGCGAGGCTATATATACAGCGGCATTGGCGGATGCAAAATCAATTTTTGAACAGAGGAATAAAATAGATTAACACCTATGGCAGCAGGAGATATCATATTATCAGACGGGACAACGATCACGCCGGAAGACTTGCAGAAGATTGCGGCAGCGGTGGAGGATTTGATTGCGTCTACGGCGAAAGATCCGGGGCAGTACGAAGAGGTTGATTCTCTTGTGGGAATTTCGTCTTTGCCGACCTTTCAGCAGTCGGGAAACACGTTTAAAACGGTTCGTGCAACCATCAAAGCGTTGCAAGGCGTGGATGGTAAAACCCCGCAGTTTAAAATTGGTACGGTATCAGAAGGAGATTCTCCATCTGTTACATTGACACCTGGAGGTGCGGACGGTTCGGGAAATCCGATATACAATATCAATCTTGTCCTGGCAAAAGGCAACCCCGGTGATCAGGGTACAGACGGGAAAACTCCCAAGTTTGAAGTCGGGGAGATTGTTACATTGGAACCGGGACAGCCTGCTACCGTACAAATATCATTTAAAGAGAATGATGTTGATGGCTCTCCGATATATGAGATTTCTATGTCGTTGCCTAAAGGCCGCAAAGGCGATGCCGGGGATAGTGGTAAAACTCCCATCTTAGAATCCGTCAACGCCACCTCCGGTGAAACCCCTTCCGGCAGCTTTACCAAGAACGGAGTAGACGAAGATGGCAATCCCAAATACATTCTTAACCTGACTACCCCTAAAGGAAAAGACGGTCAGCCAGCAGTCTTTGAACAGGGGACAACGACAACTCTTGATCCTTCGGAAGAAGCCAGAGTTGAAGTTGTTGATAACGGAGAGACACCCGAAGGCAACCCGAAGTACATTTTGAATTTCTTCATTCCCAGAGGCCAGACGGGACCCGCCGGAACAGGGGCGGGTAATGTGCTTGTTGATGCTGCTGGGCTTGTTTCAGGAAAGAAGTATTTGTTTGTACCTGATTCAGACAATAGTTCATCCGGTACGTTCATGGAATATGCCGAACCGGTCATACCAACTAAAACAAGTGATCTGACCAACAATAGCGGTTTTATCACAAAAGCGGTAAACGATTTAACAAATTACTATCTAAAGTCTGAAACATACACAAAGGAAGAAGTCCAGTCTTTGATATCAGCCATTAATAGTGTAACGCTTCAGAAGGTTGACTCTCTCCCAAATCCGGGGGAAAGTAATGTTATCTATCTTGTCCCCAAATCCGGGTCGGGAAACGATATCTACGACGAGTATATCTACATAGACGGGAAGCCGGAACATATTGGAAGTACGCAAATCGACTTGTCGAACTATGTGCAGGAAGCTCCAAAGGACGGAAAAACCTACGGGCGTAACAATGGGGCGTGGTCGGAGATAGTGGAGAGCAACCAGTATCTGGATGTTGTAACTTTATTCCCAGAGGAGAATGGCACATTGTCAGATGAAAATTATCAAAAGATAGTTGACGCAGTAAATAAAGGAATAATAACAGCAAGAACAGAGGCTGATCCTGACGCGTTTGGTCCGATGATAATTAATAACACTACTGAAATGTATGGTATTACAATCAATATTTTAGCAGTAGACCCCAGTTCTCGTTCTATATGGTTGACAATAATGACCATAATTATTAATAAAAGTGACAAGGTATATACCTTGGTATCTAATCGACAAAATATCCAAAATACTGGATCTGGTACAAAATACCTCTCCGACAACGGTCAATACCTCACTCCCCCTATCGCTACCCCCGCCACAGCGGGGTATATGTCGACGGAGGACAAGAAGAGGGTGGATGATATAGTAAACTTTGGCACAGGGAGTAATACTGTCACCACTCTTGTGAATATACCGACAAGCAAGAGGTTGGTTAAGGCTACCCTATCCTCCGCTTCAAACCTATCGATAAATGAGTCTGCAAGGGCACTGAATGTAGGCGAAGAGATATATCTTGATTGTAATCCTACCGCTTCTTTTACGCAGCCTATCCCTACTACTGGCAGTTTTAGATCAATGTCCGGTAGTTCTATTACCACTACTTCCGGCGTGCCTTTCGAGATGTCCATTTTGAAGATCGCTACGAGTGGTGTCATGTATTCAATAACCGTTAAAGAGAAGGATTGATATGTTGAGAAGAAGGACGATAGGAAGTAAGAAGTTAGTATTCTTTCAGAAGCGGTTTTATCCGGCAGGAAATTACACATGGACGGTTCCACCTGGATGTACGGAGGTTGATGTGTTTCTTGTCGGTGGTGGGTGCGGAGGCAATAGAGGATATACAGATACAGGAGGAGCTGGAGGATATACAAAAACCTTTAAAAAAGATACATCCGGATGGAGAGATGGTGATGCTATCCCTGTTATACCGGGTCAGTTAATTTCAATAATAGTTGGCAAAGGAAGTAGTAGAAGTTCTAATAGTACTCCACCTAATGATGGTGGATACTCGCAATTTCTAAACTCGAATTATAGAGCTTATGGAGGGAGTATGTATGGATACGAAAATAGTCCATGGCATTCAGATGGCGGTTCAGGTAGCGGTGGAGGAGGTTCTATAGGAGGTAATGGCGGTTCGGATGGTGGTAATGGATCAAACGGCAGCGCTCATGAAGGAGGTATAGGACAAGGTCATACGACTCGAGATTTTGGGGAATCTTCAGGTAAACGGAATGCTGCTGGTGGTGGAGGTGGTGGTGGTGAAATATATGGAAAAGCAGGAGTATCTGACTATACAGAAGGTAAAGGAAGTGGAGTAAATGGTGGCGGTGGTTATGGTGGTGGTGGTGGATCAGAAGGTGACGGCGGTGATGGCACTGTCCTGATCCGATACTGGGCTTACGAAGAATAAAAACAAATATAAGTGATATGAGTAAATATATATACATACAAAAAGACGCAGCAAACATATATGTCACAATGCCGGAAAAGCTCGATACAGCAAACAACGATATCGGCACAACATGGGAAGATTATGTTGCAGGAAAGTACGTTTTGCTGACAGAAGAACAGATTGCCTTTAAAGAGGCAAACGAAGGTGCATCCGTAGAAGAAGTGTTCAATATGCAATTGACGCCTATTCCCGAACCGACACCGGAAGAAAAACTTCAAGCCGCAAAAGACTTGAAACGTCAGGAAGTCTACAACACCGACTACCGGCACTATTACATAGAGGACAACGATGTGTATACATACGACCGTTTGTCTCTAAAAGACCAGTGTGCTCGAAAAGATACGGTTGAAGTAAACGGGAAATCGTATAAATCATCTCTGTTATTGGAAGCTATCAATGAGATGGCAGACTATAATGATATCTGTATAGGTCTATCAGAAAAGTTACTCTCTGATATTGAAGCTGCCGAGACAGTGGAAGATGTAGAAGCGATTGAGGTGACGGGCTACCCCGATGTAATCCATAGAACAACAGCCGAATTACAGGAAGCTGTAAATTACACGGAAACGCACGATTCAGAGAAGCAGTTATCCCGTATCGCCCGTAAATCTGTGTCTGTAATGTCGCTGACAGATGATGAAGCGATTAGTGCCAAATACGCGCATGCGGAATGGAAAGAATTTATTAACGGGAAGTTGGATACCGGCAACCGGGTAATTAACGATGACTGGTTATGGAAAGTCCGGCAACCGATAAATCCGGTTCTCGAAATATATCCTCCTTCGGTAGATACGGCTGCCCTTTATGAGCGCATGGACGAAAATCACAAAGGCACTGAATACGATCCCAAACTCTATGCGCCAGGCATGACGCTTGAACAGGGAAAGTATTACACGGAAATGGAAGACGGCGTAAGGAAGAAATATTACTGCTTTTATGGTACGATTAATCCGGTATATGCCCATTTGAAAGAATTGATTAACATAAATGTAAGATTGGTATGATAACTATTTTGACGATTATTTCAATGCTTGTTATTGCGGCCTACACGGCTGCCGTGTGTGTAAAGACTAAGGGTGTACCTTATTCCATCAGTGCTACCTATTACTATCTGGAGCATAAATTGTGGTTTATGGCAACGATGTGGCTGACTGCCGGTTTATTGATGCCTGCAATATTGGAGGTAAGTAAACCAAACACGGAATGGATTGCATTTCTGTCCTGTGCTGGCATGTTCTTTGTTGGTTCAGCTCCCAATTTCAAAGATGATTATGAGAGCAAGATACATTCTGCTGGAGCAATCATCTGTATTGTCGGATCACAACTTTGGGTGGCATTGAACCTCTGGCCAATGTTGTTAGTATGGCTTGCCTATGTAGGGTATACTGCATTAAGCATTGCCAAAGAAAAAGAGGGCACATTTTGGTATAAGTTCTACCAGAGCAAGCCGATGTTCTGGATTGAGATAGCTGCCTTATTATCCACTTATTTTACCGTGTTATTCAATATGTGATATTATGCAAAGATTAATTCCATATATACAAGATTTTACCGGCTGGGTACAGGCTGTTTCTATTGCGGTAATTGCTTCAATGTTAGATTTTTTCGCACCTATCGAGCATTTTCTTATAGTAATACCTGTAATGGCTACCATAGATATGTTCTGGGGGCTGGCAGCCGATGATTTGCGTTTTAGGAAAAGTAAATTTTTTAGGACGATAATCTATCTTCTTATTTACCTTTTGATCCTGCTTATTGCTTTTTGGATTGGTATAATGATGGAGCAGGATAAAGACAGTACAAAAGCCTTTGTCAGTTGGATAACGTGGGTAGTAGTGTATTGTTATGGTCTGAATATACTGAAAAACATGCACACGGTATATCCAGACAATAAAGTTATAGCCTTTTTGTATTGGGTTGGATCGGTTAAGTTTCTAAGTAAAGTAAATTATCTTGAAGAATATATGAAATCAGTAAAGAAAAAGGAGGATAGGAAATGAATATAACAGAGAATTTTACATTGGAAGAATTTATGCATAGCGATACTGCTATTGCAAAAGGAATAAAGAATGATCCGGGATCGCGTGAGAAACTGGCTATCACCAATCTGTGTGCAAAATTGCTACAACCATTACGGGATGCTATCGGCAAGCCTATCTCCATTAATTCAGGCTACAGATGCCCAGAGTTGAATGCGGCAGTGGGGGGTGTCCCTACATCTCAACATCAAAAAGGGGAAGCAGCCGATTTGAGTATTGAAGGAAAGGCCGGTGATTTATTGGAAGTATTGGAAGATTCCGGTTTGCCGTTCGATCAGGCCATCCTATACCGTAAAAATAACTTCCTTCATGTTTCGCTAAAGCTAGAAGGAGAACAAAGAAAAAAGATCATCATCAAGAAATGAAAGCCTGGTATGCCATATCTGTTTTATTTCTTTGCTTTGCTTGTTTTTTTGCCGGAAGGTATTCGGTAGAAAAGCAAATAGAGGTAGTCAAGGAAACAGACACGATCAACAAACCTGTTCCCGAACCTTCTTACATTCTTGATGTAGAGGAAATCGAGCTACCTTACCCGATTTTCGTTTATCAGAAGGGTGACACGGTAAAGGAACTTGACACGATTTATATCCCGTTACCAATCCAGAGAAAGGTTTATGAGACAGATTTGTATAGGGCGGTAGTCAGCGGTTATAGACCCAATCTCGATTCGATGATAATCTACCATAAACGAGAGATTGTACACCAGAAAGACCGTCGCTGGGGATTAGGGGTAATAGGTGGATATGGAATAGGCAAGAATGGCTTTTCTCCGTATATAGGAGTAGGCCTATATTATAGAATTTGGTAAGTAGACTTTTGTTCATAGTCTCTTCCTATGGGGCTGGGAAGTAAAATAAAAGCCCCCAACGTATCACGTTTAACTGCTACATAAAACTGATACACAAGCATAGACACTCGCACGTTGGGGACTTAATATCTTCAACATGAATGTCTATGCTTTTGTTGCATTATGTGCGATAAGTTTTATGTAGCGAAGGCAAAGATATAACTAAAATTCAAACATTATGTGTAAATCTGAAATCTTTGCCAAAATATTAAGAATTGTCTCTTTAGAGACAGAAGTATCAGAAGACCTGATACTGTCAAAGTGTAAACGAAGTGATATTGTTGATTCACGCGGTATCATGGTTGTTATACTATCTGAATATAAATTCAGTGAATCTCAAATATCGTCATTTACCGGATTTACGCAGCAATCGATCAACAAGTTGAAAAATATCTACCCTGACAGAATACGCAGAAATTATCTGCTAAAGGTTATAGTTAGGAATATACGTGAGTCGCTTGGTATGCCATTAAGGAGTTTGTAAATTATACTTAAATATTGCTAACCGTATATCGTTATTATAGTTTCAACTTATATATTTGCAATGCGTTTGATTGGAACATTAACACCTCCAATCCGGCGAACTGTCATTCGCCACCTCCGTCCTATCTCCCTTCAGAGAAAAAGACATAAGCCCATAGTCCTGTAGCTTTGGGCTTTTTTAGTTATGCTTGACAGGGTGTAACTAATATAGTTTGCCGATACAGGTCGGTGGACAAATCGGAAAGGAGGTGTTAATGTGAAAGATCAAACGCAAAAAGACGGCAAAATCCGTATTTTCTGTCGATATATTGTGAAAAATGGGAAGAGGATTTATCCTAAAAATTCTCGTTTCTTTTCTTTCTTGATAGATGACAAGAAATTGGCGTAATGCTGTTTTAAGGGGATGTACAGGAATCCCCTATTTTTATCTGATCATAATAGATATAACGAAGGGCCGAATAACTTTGTGTGTTAAACAGCCCTCCAAACGTGATACGCCGGGTACGAAGCCCCAACATGCGGGTCTATGTTATTTATGTAGCAATCATGATGCTATTATTTTAGTCTCGTTATCTAATCCGACATATTGGTTGTCATTTCTAATGCCTGTAAGTCCGAACGGGGTTTTATGTTCAAACCAACATTGCATATTTAAATCATTGACTAATTTTACAATATGTAAGAGTGATCTTATTGTAAACCTATTTTCTTCAATATCAAATTCGTCTATATTGAGTATATCTTGAATTAATCCCAGCAGACAGGAAGGTAAACCGAATATGCCTGCATCATCTAAAATATCTTTGCCGAACTCTGCTAATACCCCTACCTGGTCTGCTGTAAGACCTTCGAACTTTGTTGCTAAATCTTTAAATTCCATGATTTTGTAATTATTTTTTGGTTTATTAATTGGTATAATATTGGCTGTCCTGCATTATAAAGGACTGCTGAATAGGTATGTATGTAAGGTTTATTCTATAGCTGCTATTTTCCCGTCAGATGGATTTCCGCCAAACAGATGGTTGATGTAAGCCAGCCCTTTTTGCGTGACAAGAATTTTTGTGACAACAAAACCCGGATGGCTGTTACGCTCAATGAATTTTTCCTTCATCTCAAAATACCCGGCATTGACAAACCGTTGTTTCGGCTCGTTCCGGTTAGAGAAGAATACGCCTACCTGCCTTAGCTTTTGGAATAGTGTGTTGCGTCCAAACCCCAGCTTTAGGATTTTAGCAGCCATTCCGATATCGACTTTGTCGTCGGTGATGAAGGCGGCATCTGCGAAGTCGGCTTTCGGTTGGAGCTTGGTAATCTTTTCGTCTTTCTGTTCAATTACTTTTTGCTGTTCTTCAATTTGCTTGGCTTGGTCCGCTGCGAGTTGTAATGCTTCGGAGAATGTTTGTGGAACTTTTTGTTTACCAGATTCCAATATTTCTAATCTGTCAATGATTTTTTCACGCAAAACAACATCATAACCAGAGGCGAGAATAAGACATCCTTTTGGGGAGAGATTGAAAAGAGGTCTTTCTTGACCGTTAGCGTCTGTGTATGACCCCAATCCAAAATTGGATTTGGATGCACCTTGCGATAAAAGGTTACGAATATCACGCATAACATGAGCGTGCTGCTTACCTGTGACCTCTGCAACTTCAAGGGAGGTCATGCCTTTTTGATTTGGAATTAAATTTCCCATACTTACTATTGTTTGGCATTATAGACAGAAAAACGGCTGTCATTTCCCGTGTCGCCAAACAATAGTAAGATTTTCTCCGAAGAGGAAATATTACGCAGGAAAGACAGCCGTATATTTTTTTACAAGCAATTAGACATAAAAAATGCCCAACGAATATCGTGAGCAGTAACCGCGCTCTACGGAGAAAGAATACTTTACTATTGTTTGGCATCACAAAGATGGTGCATTTACTTGAAACAACCAAACGATTTACTGAATATTTTATTTATGTTGTGAAACATAAATTCTACCCCCCCCCGTTTGCATATATTAACAAATAGGACTACATTTGCAGCAATTTACTAATCATTAAAAACGTTTTTAAAATGAAGAAGCTCTTATTTATTATGGCAATGGTGTTGCCGTTGTTTACCTTTATTGGATGTTCTGATGATGAGTCTGCAAATTCTCAAAAGGTAATGATTAATTTGTATTGGAAGTATGAAAATTTAGAAGATACAAAAATAGCATCTCCTAGTATTGTGGCGTTATATGATTATGAAGAGGCAAAAAATTTTGATAAGGAAGCATCCGTTAACGCTTTGGCTTATGATGGGCATATAGTTCTTAGAGATGGAACTGCTTTAACTCCTAAGTATGTATCTGATAGTACAGTGGGTATTAACACATTTGAAAATGTTGATAATGGGAAATATTTAGTTATAGCTATGTATAAACCAGACGGCTTTTCTTTCCCATTTGCTTTTTTGTATGGATATAAAATGATTGATATTAGCTCTACAATTGGATCTTCTTTAAATACTTTTGTATTAATATGGGAGGATAGTGGTAAGTTTGTGGAAATGCAAAAAAAATAGAAATACAGTTTTCTGTTTGCAATTATTAGCCTTGGTCGCTTTATCGGAGCTTTTTTATGCCTTAAAAGTTACATTCACGAACAATTTCTGAAACTGCAAAGAAAAAGCGGTGAAAAAACAATCTCACCGCTTTTTAAATATGCCTCCAGAGAGGACTTGTGTAAACAAATGCCAAATTAAAGTTGCACAGAAATCAATTCTTTCCCTGCCTTATGAATCGCTTGTTCTATTTTAGCCTTTTGGGCCTCAGAAGCGAAAGCGATCCGCTGTTTATACTGGCGCATCAGTGATGGATTGATGCCGGCATATTTCGCAAAGGTAGACACGCTTATGAATTTGAAACATTCAAAGAATGACGCGATATCATATTTATATTCAAAATCAATACCACGTAACGTATCAGGCACATCTTTACCGATCTCAGTCAACATGGTTTTGTAATCCTCTATTGCTAATCTCAAAGATGCCTTTGCTTCGTCAACCGTTTTACCTTGTCCATTTAAACTGAATCCATCAAATTCGGGAACATAAATACTTATAGTCTTATCGTCCCACATTTCTACAATAGCTGTTGTTTTCATAGGCTGTTTATTTATTGTGTAAACAAATTTGCGGGTCATTTAAGACCCGCATCTTTCATCATGCTGTTCAATGTTCCGCCTTTTACTTCTTTAGACCCATGTCGCCAAACCCGGAAGTATTTACCCGTCTTTGGGCTGTACCATACATCGTGTTCTTTGCCATGGCTCACGAAGTAGCATCCTATTTTAGCAGCTTTCTTCAAGAACTCTGTTGTTTTCATATCAAAGAGCATTTGTTTACAATGCAAAGATAACATATTTGTTATAATAAGACAATGGTATCCGTGTTGTTTATAACATATTTGTTATTAATTAACATTGCATAGTTTTTATAGGAGGCTAATACAGAAAAGATAAGGGAACAAGTAAAAAAATCAGACAGTTTAACAACAACTTTACAACAATCCTACAACATTCTACCATTCAATACAATTACTGTTTTGCGACATTTGCGATGCGGTTGATATTGACCGTAACTAAGATTTAAAATACAATGGAAAAAACTTATGTATTTAATCAAGACGGGGCAGGTGGAGCGAGTAACGGCTTACTTGCATCAATCCTTCCGTCTTTGCAGAACAGAGGTATTGACACAGGTTACCTCATGGGATTAATGAACGGTGGAGGCGGTAACGGTGGTTTCTTCGGGAACAACGGCGGTTTTCAGGACATTATTGTGTTGATTGTGATTGCTGCCATCTTTGGCAACGGCAACTTCGGTTTTGGAGGAAACAACAATCAGGGTGCCAATGAAGGAAGAGACATGATTATGCAAATGCTTAATCGCAACGGTGTGGACATCGCATCACTTGCCCAGGCGTTGAATTTATCTTCAGACCAAATCCTTGCTGGTATTAACTCTGTATCTCAGGCTATATGCGGTCTAGGCAATCAGATGGGACAGAATACCAACAGTATCATTACTGCAATTATGCAGGGCAATCAATCTATCTCTGCTCAATTAGTCGATTGTTGCTGCAAAACGCAGACTGCGATTGAACGACAGGGGTATGAAAGTCGCTTAGCGAGTTGCGAAAACATGAATACGCTTACACGTACAATGGAAGGGAATACTCGTTCTTTGTCGGACGCTTACCGTGAAGGATTCCAGGCTATTGTAGCCAAGATGGATGCCGCAGAGGCACGCCGTCAGCAGGAAGCCCTTGCTGCAAGGGATGCAAGAATTGCAGTTTTGGAGGGGGAAATATCTCAGCGTAATCAGAATGCGACAATCTTGAGCAACTTCGGTCAGCAGATCGCGCCGTTGGTAGCCGGCTTGCAGGCATTGCAAAGTGATGTAGACGGTATCAAGTGCAAGATGCCTCCAACGGTATCCGTTCCTTATCCACAGTTGCAGGTGTATAACCCGGAAACCTATCGTGCGGCCGCTTTCGGTGCTTATGCCGGTGACGCGGCTTATGGACGCGGCGGTTACGGATGTGGTTGCAATAACTACTGGGGTTGATCCGGGTAAGAAAGGAGGTAATTATGTGGCCTAACTTTTTTACAGGATTTCCTTTTCCGTTCCCTTCACTTGGCAGGGCAAACTTTAACACCTTGCCAACGGTGGCTGTGACGGTAGGGACGGAGAACGTGACATTAGAGCTTCCGAACCATGCGTTTCGTAACCGGGATTATGTAGGCGGTTTCTATGTCAATCTCCGTCAAGCTATCCCGGCTGGAACAACAGCAACACTGCCCATTCTGATAGGGACGAACGGAGACACGAGACCGTTAATGGCTTACGGCGATGTGCCTGTGCGAGTAGAGGACCTTGCCGGTCCGGGTATCTATGAGATCCATTACAACAAATACACGAACGAATTGTATCTTGTTAATGGTGGATATAGACCGACAACGACTCCGGCTCCTACAGCAGAAACGGCTTCTTTGCGAAGCAAGTAGTAATTAACATGGAGTTCTGTGGTTGTTGTAAAAATTGCAATAACCACACTCCTTTAAAATCAAACAATCATGTTTCAGAATCTTCGAGTAAATAATCAGTTGTATATTCTTCATAAGGAAGCCAAACATTTCATAGAGATTGGTTCTGTGGTAAGCGTTTCTGCACCCAAGCCTAAATATCCTATGCCCGCTCCTATGGGGCAGATACCTCAGATGGAGATGGTCGTAGATGTCGTGGCTAATATTAATGGTCAGAACACGACGTTTCAGAATCTTCCCTCCGGTAGTGATATAGCCGACTTTGGGCAAAACGGGAATCTTGTTGTCTCATGTTCCCGCGATGCGATGAACAATGAAATATCCATGATAAAACAAAAAAGATTGGATAGGGTTAACAGTCGGGACTATGACCTCAGCGTGATAGCATCCTGCGATGAGATGTTGACAATGATCAATCCTGAATTTGCAGAAAAGCAACGTCAAGAACAGGAAATCAACACCCTTAAGGCCCAGATGTCTGATATGAGCAAGAACATGTCTGAACTTATGGAGCTAAACAAGCAATTGATGCAACAGCTTGGAGTTAAGGAAACAACTAAAAAATAATAATTATGGGATCAAATAGAAAACTTGAAGAGCTTTTCAGAGAGTTCGATGCTTATGAAGATGAAGACTTGATGGAAGCGATAGAAGAAGCCTATAAACTTGGTTGCAAGGAAGGCAAGAGAAAAGCAATGGAAGGCGGTATGGGATTCCGAGACGATGACGATGACGACGACGATGAATTCCGCGATATGTGGAGGCGCGGTGGAGAAGGTTTCGGTGAAAGGCGCGGCGTGAGAGGAACCGGACGGTATGCCGGTGAATACCGCAGACGCAGACGTTAAATCAGAAGGGGACATTGTGCCCCTTCTTAAAAAGTAAAGATATGAGATTAGATATGTACGATGATTTTCCTTCGGGGATGAAAGCTTATTTAAGCGCATATGGCTGGCATTTTTCTAAGGCTATGTGTGATTGGGCTATTTCCATGATGGAAAAAGAAGATGGAACTGGCAAGAAAATAAAGGTACAGCCCTGGACAAAAGAGCAGATCGACGAAATGCTTAAAAAATATAACGTCGATGTAAAGAAGAAAGGCGGCTATGACTATGTGTATGTTGCCAATATGTGCAAGGCTGATTTTCTTGGCTCCTCCATTCCCCATGATCAATATGCTGCTTTATACGTGAAGAACGTTTGCGACGATCCGGATGCTTACGATGGTATTGTATTTACTCGTTTCTACGCTGATTGCATCGGTTCTGGAACGCCTATTATTTGGGATGAAATGATGTAAATATGATAAGAAGAGGCCTATACATAAAGAAGTACGATTGGCAGGTGCATATATTTTATCGTGTCACCTGCTATTATACGGAAGAGATCATAGGTTTGTTGAAATCAATAGATTGTCCGAAAGACAAGGCAAGAGAGGCTTACAATAATTTGGTGTCATGCAAACTTGATACCGGTGTCACGTACTCCAATTACAAGCTACGGAAATCTGTAATGGTCATAAGTAAGACTTCGTCCCCGGAAGAGTTTTTAAACTCCCTAAAGCACGAATGCCGCCATTTGGAGGATCATATAGCTACGGCATTTAAAATGCCTATAGGAGGTGAAGAAGTGGCGTATTTGGCCGGTTATTTAGGTAGGATGTTGTACGAGGATGTGCAGTTGTTTATATGCGACTGCCGCAAACATAAACGGGAAAAGCTATGCGTAAAGCGAATAAAAAAGAAATAAGAAAATTAAAAAGGGAGTCAGCCAGACGCGAGATTGACCGCCTGGTTGACTCCCTTGACTTCGAGCCGGTCAACTTCAACGAGAAAGTCTGCCGGCTAAGGAGGCTGATGTGCCTACTATGAGGCTATATCGGCAAGTAGACTATCAAGCAGATGTACTGTAATAGCCAAGTCAAGACTTGTTCAGGTATTAGTTTAGTCTCTTCTGCATAAAGTGTCCGATATTTTTTTTGAGAAGTTACAAGTTATCCTTTCAGAAATTCAGGATTATCAAAAACATTCCCAATAATACACCCTTGGCATATCTCTGAATCTAATAAATCGCACGGATTAACTCCATCTAAGGATATGCACCATCCTGTATGTTCGTATAAGTCAATTACTTTTGGAAACTTTCTTTTCTCTTCATGCTTCCATGTTGAGAATATAACGGAATAAATACGTCCGCTTGGTGCTTTTATCAAGTCTCCTTCGTAAATCTCCTTTTCATTTTTGTCTTTTAAGCCTGTGTTCTGACCGATAGAGTCAGACATAACAAAATCCCATTTTGAAAAGAAAGGTGATGCAGAACCGTCATTAAATACTCCTCTTTCTTCTATGATTATTGTACCTTGTCCTAAATCTACAGGAGTACCGTATTTCCACTCTTTGTAAGTAGTGCTTTTCCCTCTGAATTTTATTTCACGCATAATTAAGCTTCTATTAAAATATGTCCTTGCTTTCTTAATTGTTCGACGTATTTCATCATACCTTTTTCCGTAGAAAATGATTCATCGTCCCACCAAATTCCAAATCGTTTAACCTGCACTTGATACCATTGATCACCGAAGAAGTTTTCATACAATCCGTTCTATATTTAGCCATTTGTCAGTCCTCCTTATTAGGCAGTAAATCTTCGATGTATGCCCAGCGCATATAATGATTCTTTTCCGAAAGTTCTTCCCATGGCTTGCTCTTGGTTAAATAGACCAAATCATAAGCACTGTCAATATCCTCCACAATGAGCAACTTCCCTTTGTCTGGCTTTTCTCTTGCATCGTGCCACACGCAACCAATGCGCCAGTTTGCACCGGCTATAAAACTATTGCTGCTTGCGACTTCAAAGCCACCGCCAGCCCAGTTTCCATAAGCAAAATAATCTGCTGCTTTTTCAATATCATCTCTTTCCATTTTTTCTTTTGTTAAATTAATATTTTTCGTGAAATGAACTAAAATGGGGCGTTACAATTCCATTGGCAGAAGTAGTTATCACATACTCTTGCTATTTTAAAATACTGCGGAGACCGGCTAATAAAGATGTTCCACTTATTACATATAGTTATAATTCTACACTTTTTCATTATTCCCCCACCTATGGAATGGCATCTACTAATTGCTATTATCTTTCTCATAACCTATTTTAATTTTTCTTTTACACCTAATAAATAACCCGCACTGAAAACAAAGCCAATGCACACATATCACGAGCGAGTCTGCATCTTTAATCCTTTCTCGCTCCATGTACCACATTATTGCCGGAAGCAGAAAAAATACATCACTAATCTTACTGTAGCCGACAAAGCGTTTATCGTTGAAGTATAAATCACTCATAATTATTTAGTAATTTGTTACCACAAATCCTCTGAAGTTAACATACCACCTATAAGAGGCTGCTTTAATTGTCCTGTTTCTTTAACCAGCGCATAAGCTTCTTTTCTGGTTAAAAATCTATTCTTAGTAGTAAGAAATCCTTGTATCGCTTTACTGCTATCTGGCATTTTTAAAAGTGCTGCCTGTTGGAATATTCCGGGATGTCTCCACCCACATAGCACAATGCCAGTATCAATATTGTATGGCTGATACGAATAAGATTCTCCATCATCCACATGAATTGCTGCGCACATCACGTATTCTGTTTTCCCATCATTCATATGAGCTTCCAATCTCTTCTTGTCCATGACTCACATTTTTTTTAGTTTGTTTTTTGGTCACTCCAAACATTATAATCAGATTCAGGCAATTCAATAATATTCAAAATTACAATCTCAGCATTTTCACATTCAAGTGTAGATGCTATCTGCTCTATTGCTATCTGTCTGTTCAGGTAGCATCCATCCGCCACAAAAGTGGTTTGCCCAGAACCATGTACTTTGCCATTGCCAAAATTGTATGACACTATGAAATATCTTTTTCCGCTCATATTTTTTTAATTTTTATCTTCTTTCTTGATCTTAATCTTATCAATCATCCTTTGATATTTAGCGGCCACATAGTCACAGTGTATTGCCAAATTCCTGTCGCGCTCCTTTTCGAGGCGCTTTATTTCTTCTTCTATCCAATCTTTCATATTTCATCTTTTTTTGTCATTTTTCGCATGATTCAAACGCTTTTTCAAATACTTCCGCCCTAAGCATATTGTTTGCTATGGCCTGAAAAGCGTTTGCAATTTCTGGCAACTCATTCAAATTCACATGTATCTCTTTGGGGGTAAGGGCGTCTGTAAGCTCCCTTGAAAAGTGCAGCATCTTATCCATGGTGAGATACTGAAGGGGATTGTAAGCCAATGGGGCATATTTGCTTATGGCGGTAAAGAAATCCCGGATGGTAATTTGGGATGTCTGGCATAACATGTCCACCGTAGAGCAAATGGAAAGGGCTTTGTTCAAATCTTCATGGCATCCGGCATTATGTAATGCCTGGCTGACGGTAAACCCATAGCGATCTATATGAGGCTTGATATCGTCCTCCATGCTCTGCGTAATGAGGGCCATGGCTTCCGCGTTTACACCTGCGGTTCTGCATATTTGCCTATTGTATGCGGCCATTTGGCGGTCCATGCTGTTGATCAGCATTTTGACCTTTTGGCGATAAAGTCCGCATCCCTTGATGTGATCGGAAAGCTGCATTTCGAAATTATACACTTGGTCGTTGACGAATAGGACGATATATGTCAGACTCGTAACAAGACCGCCGGTGTTCTTGTCTATTTCATCCCAACTGTTGTATTGTTTCATGGCAGTAGCTTCGCTTCTGTGCATCTTATCCATCTGTAGCCGGAAAACGAGATGCTGTTCGTCCTCCGGTCTATGTCCGCAATAACTCTTACTTTTCCCTTGTACAAGACTTTTGATCCGATCTTGCATTGGGTCCTGAATACATTGATTTTCATGATTGGTTCATTTATTTGCGTTGTGAAATAAATATAAACTATGTAAACAAAAAGGCATTGCATAGCTCAAACACTTATATTTGCAATACGATTCAACAGAAGTTCTAACGCTTCCTTTCGGTGAACTGTAATTCGCCGTCCTCAGTCCGATCTCCTTGAGAAAAGACTTAAAAGCCCATTGTCCTGTAGCTTTGGGCTTTTTTTTGTCGCATTTTACAGGATGCGACTTGTAGCCCGTCTGTTACAGCAGTCGGGTAAAGCGGAAAGGAGGTGTGTTGAATGACTGTTGAATCGCAAGAAGGCAAGACGCGTATTTTCTGCCGCTATATCGTGAAAAACGGTAAAAGAATTTACCCTAAAACGTCGCGATATTTCTCTTTTTTGGTAGACGACAAGAAATAGTCCATCTTGTTTTCAAGGGATGTGCAGGCATCCCTTTTTGTTTACCTTCTGCTATCCCCTGTCACGGGAATGATATTAAACATTTCCTTCCTTCTGTCCCGGATAAAATCGCCATACAGGCGTTCTATTTCATCCCCGTCGGCATTGGTTGTGACAAAAGTTTTTAATCCGGTAGCCTGCCAATAGCTGTATCGGATGTGCAGTATATGCTGCATGACGTTCAGTTCCGTGCCGTAGTACTTGGTTGGAATAGGCTCTCTGCCAAGTTCGTCAAAACACATCGGTACCGGTCCGGATGATGACCATCCTGCGTTATCCAGATATCGGCTAAGATCACCTGTCAGCGAGTAATCCGTTGTCACCTGGCTGCATATATAAACCCTGAAGCCCATCCTAAGGCTCTTGAAATACTGGCTGAACACTTGCATCAATGTGCTTTTGCCCGTGCCTACAGGACCTTCCAGCCAGATGCCCTTTCTTCTGTCAAACCGCCCTTCTTGGAGGTGGAAGTACAGGAATAAGTCGTTCACCAAATCCCTGTTGCGTTCATCTATGCGGAATGTTCCCTTTGTCACCTGCCCGGCAACATGCAGGAACCACCGTTTGTACGGATCGAGATCGATCTTAAGGCTCTCCGTAGTGTTTTGGATTATCGGCATTTTTAATCGTGTTACTTTTATTGTCATAATTACCTGATATTACTTTCTCAAAGTTCGTCGGTTTGATAAGCCAATCGAAAGAAGCTCGCCAGCCTTTTTTGTTCTGCCCTTTCAGGAAATCGCTTTGGTATGCCCTATGAATCATGTCGGCAAACGTCTTTTTGCCATAAGATTTTATACGTGCGTTAATCATCCCTTTACGGCTATCAGAAAGCGGAGTCCTGACCGTACCAAATACACCTTTTGTTTCCTCATTGAAGAATTTGACAAGTTCGGAGTAGTCGATATGTTCGGCGTGGGGCTGCGAAGTCCCACATACAAGAGATTCGTTAGAATCTCCTATATTATTTTCTTTTCTTTTCTTTCCTTTACTTGCTATTGTTTTTTCGACTTTTGCTATAGCATTGCTATCGTTTTCCGTAGCATTTGCTATAAATTCCGTAGCATTTGCTATTTCTGACTCTTTTTTCCCCCATCTCTTAGCGACACCTTTCTTTCCAGCCTCGGATCGTTTCTTCGATTTATCGTCTTTGTATCCCATTCTTTTCTTGAAGCTTTCGGAGTAGAAGTACTTACCATCCTCGGTAAAGACAAATAACCCAAAATCTTCAATCACGGATTTAATTAAGGAAGCATCTTCACGAAGGTCAAAAGCTATCATGTTATAATCTTTGACACTCATGTATTCTGGCTCCTCTCTAAGACGTTCTAAAATCATGAAGAACACTCCATATCCGGATGCCTTATGCCTCATTCGTAAGCGTATCAGCTTGTCTGAGTTCCTAGCGTTGCTGTCGTGGGGGAAATAACTCGTTAGCTCTTTCATAATCAAATCGCATAATCACAGTTTCGTTTGCTGTCGGCAACGAAACGCCTGTTGAAAAAACTACATAGAACCACTTTGGGATTCCCCATTGATACCTTGACCGGCTTCCCTCTCTTACATTTTGAGCAGGTATCCGGACGGATGGCCTGTCGTTCGTTCTTCTTTACCATATCTTTAGAATCTTACGTTTGTCAATTGTCTTCCTCTTGAAAACACAGCCCACTTTCCGTTACCCGTGTCTTTCAAATGCAAATCGGAAACTTCACCGAAACGGTTGATGTTACCGCATAAATCCACAAACCATGCGGCTTCCTTATCTTTATGAGGACGGATGCAACGACCTACAATCTGGTAATACATCGCAAGTGACATGGTAGGTCTGGCCATAACAACTGTGTCAAGTTCTGGGTAATCAAAGCCGGTAGTAAGTACACCAACATTGGCTACTACAGGTATTTCCCCGACCTTGAACATTTCGAGTATTCTTTCACGTTCCTTCTTTGGAGTATCACCGGAAACAATGACACATCCGGGTATGGACATCGTCAATCGTTCCGCTTCTTTCAAAAACCGGGTAAATACCAAAATACCCTTCCTCTTGCCTCCTGCTTTCGGATTCATCAGCCTTTGGACGATATGAACGATGTAACTATAAAAGTCTATCCGTTCATATTCCTTTTGGACTGACTTATCGGTATAGTCGGCTCCGGTAGTGTTTATCTTCAAATTGAGTTCGTTCCATCCGGTAGGATTCATCGGATAGTAGTTCACCTTTGAGAGATAGCCCATATCAAGCAAGGTCGATACCTGTACATGATAAATGACCTCTGAAAACACATGGGGCTTTGTCCGGGTTATGAATTTTAGCATAGAGCCGAAGTCACGGCTGGAACTCAAACGATATGGCGTTGCCGTTAATCCAAGAACCTTACACTTCACAGCATCGAAGAAATCCTTGTACATTCCCTCTATCGGATTCACAAGGTGACACTCGTCCACGATGATATTCTTGAAGTGGGCAAAAAGTTCCGGATGGCTTTTCACGCTACCGATGGTTGCGAATGTTATCCGGCTTATCTCTTTTGAATTGAAGGAGGCGGAATAAATGCTACAATCGAGAATCCCGTAAGAACAAAGTTTCTTGAAGTTCTGTTCAAGAATTTCCTTGCTCGGCTGGAATACCAATGTATGACCGTCAAGTCTTGAAGCTATGTCAGCTATGATAAGGCTCTTTCCACTACCGGTGGGTAACACCATGATGGCGTTTGTTTTCTTCGTCTTGTTGTTGAAGAAGGTAACGGCTGAATCAGAAGCTTGTTGTTGATAATCACGCAAAATATAACTCATACACCTTTCTCCTTTCGTAACTTCTTGTTCAGTGTTTTGTAATACTTGATTAATTGTTCGTACTCAAAATCAGTCATTTTAGTAGTACCAGCAGCTTTCACTTTTAGTAAAGCGAATTTCTGTTGTCCGATTTTATCAATCAGATTCACCCGATACCCTTCTAAATGGTCGGCTTTGAATCTATTGCAGTGTCGGCATTCGGCATGACAATTGTTTTCATCAAAACGGGTCGCCAAATGTGTACGACTGAAATAGTGGCCACAATCAGCTTGTTCAAAGGGCTTTATTTGCCCGCAACTGATACATCGAAAAACCCCATTAGGCATACAATCACGAAGCCGGATGAAAAGGGAAAACTCTTTATCAAGTTTTGCCTTCAAATCCGGCTTCTTCTTTACTGTTATACCAGCTTTGTCAAACAGTGGCAAAGGCTTGTCTTTCTTCTTTGCCTTTTTTCTTTTTATGTAGTACGGCATATTTAGAATAATTTATTTGTTGCAGCGACCGGACTCAAACCGGCATCTAAAGTGCAACCCTTACGGGTGTGGCTGCCATTTCCACATTATGCAACACACCGCCATGTAAGCAAGCCATATCTTCACAGACCGAGCTTGCCGAATTAAATGAATCTATTGAATCAAATTTATTATCACTCTGTCTCAACGATGATAGATAACTGGCCACAAGCGGCCCCGTTTTCAATTTCTGACTTTGTTGCGATTGCTACTGCGTAATCGTAACCCATTTGTTCAAGTTGTTCTTTAATCTTTTCCATAACTCTGAAAATTAAAATGTTCATACTAAATTCACTCCCTCGATAATTCCGTTACCGAGATTGTTTTTCTCCGATATGTTGTTTGGATTTATTGGGGATAGCTTAACAAAGAAGTACTCTTTATCAAAATATTTCTCCAGTTTTTCCGTATCAAAATCTGATTCATTCACCAACGTAAGATTGATAGTAGTTTTCAGGTTACTTTCGGTTCGAATCCGACCAAGTTCTTCTATACTCATCTTCTTTGGATAAGGAATAAGCCAGTTTCGTTTCTCTTCATCAAAGCTATGCAGACTGATTTGAAGCGTCACATTGCCTTTAACGAAAGAAAAATCGCTCCCCTTGATTCCAATCGTTGAAACATAATGGTGAGTGTTCGGATATATTTCAGAAATACGCCCGATAGCTTCCTTTACGGCTTCAATGTTCAAGAATGGTTCTCCCATACGGGTATAGTTTATCTTGAACTCATTGGCATCGCAAGGGTCGAATCCAGCCTGCTCAATGGCAAATTCCACCTGACCGACAATCTCATCAGCCGTAAGGTTGCGATAGCGTTTCATATTACCTGTAGCACAAAACTTGCATCTTACAGGACATCCGCTCATTGTCGAAACGCCAATCATCCAGCGTTCGGAACGACTTCCCAAGTTATCATTGTCAAGGAAGTTTTGTTTCCTTCCTATCGCATCTTTCGTGTAGTACGGAAGAAACGTATCAGTCGTCTCTACAAGCATACCGTCTTCAAGACGTAAACAATACACTGTTCCATTCTTAAAACTCTTACTTTTTACTATATTCATAATCAATCAAAGTTATAGTTGTCAAAATCATCACTATCTACAGGTATATCATTACCAAAATCCATTGAGTGATACCAGTATTCCATATAATCCATGCTATCCATAATGTTTTAATTTTTATTATTTGTTGATTCGGTGGGAAGCCGGGGAATCGAACCCCAGAAAAACATATACATATCATGGCTACTTACCTTTCTTCCCATTTGCCCCGACATATCCTCACGGACGGAACAGGGCTGTTTCTACTCTAAAACTAATACCATGAAAAAACAATATGCTATTATTCTATATAGGCTATTGAAAATTCTTTCGGGATGAATCGTCCTACCGGAATAGGTTTTGCCGATTCTATAGCTGTATGGATTTCCCTCTTTCTAAACTCATGTCCATTTTCTTTGGCTTGTTTCTCACATTCTTCCTCTTTATTTTTGAGGTAGTGAGTAATAAGCATCATCGCCCTATCAACGTTAAAAGTGTTCACGACAAAAGTTTGAACTCTTTCATCTTCATTTTCTCCATTCATGAAGGTAATTTTCGTCTCAATTTGGTAGAACTTCCTTTCGTCAGGCTTGGATTCTTCATCTTCCTGATTCTCTTCATCCATCTTATCAAGATATTCTTCTGTAGTAATCTCTTCTTTGAGGTAGGCTATCAAAGCGTCGTCCACCTTGCGTTCTTTCAAAGTATCGGTGAGAATTACACAGGAATCGAACTCTTTTACCATAGTCAGAGTGAATCCGAACAAATAGTTTAGTTCGATATAGTCTTTCAAGATAAGGCAAGCATTCTCCAACCCTGTTGCGTAAAGCAGGAACTTGCTTTTCTTACCTCCTATTTCCGCTTGGGCAATATGCGGATATAACACATTATTTTCATTCTCGAACGCCAAACGGTTCTGATTGCTGACTTCCACTTCCCTGATACCGTCAGCTTCCATGCTGAAACGAATTTTCGCCAAAATGTCTTGGTCTATCAGCGTACCACGGTCGAAAAGAATTTCATTCCGTTCAATCGTTACTGTTTCACCGGTATCTTCATCAATGAAAGATTCCTCCCATGTTTTGAGGACGCGTTTTGCAAGATACATGTTGAGCATCTTCTTTGGGTCAGATGTCACATACCGGATTTCTGTTTTTCTTGTTTCTATCATAACTAAATAAATTCTTGATTTCTTTGTATTTCCTGCTGGGCGTATATCAGCATTTGATGTTCATTTGCAGCCGGCAGATAGATACCTGCCACTGATGCACTCCAATTACGGAAACGGTCAATACTCAGGGTCATTTCACCTGTTGTCAGTTCGGCAGAACTGCGTAAATAGGTTACTTCATTGCCTTTCTTGTTGACCGTCTTACGTTCAAACAAATCACGGTTGCAAGTCCTCTTATAAAAATCAATTTTTGCTTCATCGAGGCTGCAACCGTATTCACTACCGAAATACCCTAAAAGAAGATGCAAGTAGCTGTTTTGGGCAAGCGTGCGGTTAGGAAGCTTCTTTTTTACTTCCACAACGGCCCGCTCCTTGAACAGTTTATTTACATACTCCTTAAACTTGGGTATTTGGTATTCATTTTTCAAGTCGTATATCATCCATTTCCAAAGATTTTAGTATCGGTTATAAGTGCTCTGTTTTCTTCCAAGAACCGGATAAACTCCTCACAATGATTAGTAAGAATAGGAATATCACGTTCAGGATTGAAAACGTATGTTTCTGTATAGGTATCTACCACATAGCCGCCTTTGTTGAACTCTACAATGTTATACTCAAATGTCCGTACATCAGAACCGTTCTTCATTAAAGCGTATGGATATACTAAATGCTGGTGGTGATCTTTGAACTTTCCCACGGTATAACTACCGGTTGTTTTGATGTCGTGAACACTGGTAGGCATCAGCTCGTCAATCAGACCGTAAACCAATACATTGCCGTATGCAGTCGGAAGGATTGCCTCTACACGTTGCTGCGTCAACGCCCCTTTGTAGTAATTTGCGAACTCACGACAAAGTGAAATTGGGAAAGTAAAAACACGGTTATTATAAGTAGCTTTCAAAGCTATAACTTCATTTGTTTGAACCTCATCATAATACAATGGCTTACCTGTTACATCACAAGCCCCTTCGCGTATTACCTTATATACCTTTTCAACCTGCACAGTTTCGGATTTCCGATTTTCAACCATACAGTCAATAACCTCATTAAAGGCTGTTCCCTTGTCTGCCGCTTCGCTGTCGAATGGCTTGCGGTTAATTCGGTCTATCAGTTCTTGAAACTGCTTCTGCCGGAACTCTTCTTCCGTACAAGGCGGATTCTCACTCCAGCCCCAATAACGCTCATATATGACATCGCTATTAAGGTAATTGAAGTAAGAATCCAATAATGTAGCATATATCTTATACTTAGGCTGCATCTGAATAAGTTTTAGTCTCTTTGTTAAAAATCAGTCCTAATTCTTTGGCTTTAGCTGCCAACATCATAGAAGCTTTCATCTTTGAACTGCCTACATGGTTGAAATCATCAATATGGGCGATAAAGTCATTCGCTGAAGCTGCATCAGCTACCAATTCCAGACAACCGGTTATATCAGCTAGCACCTTGTTGTATGCTTCCTGTTCTGCCTTTTTTGATTGCAACATGGTAAGATATGGAGCGATGATCCTAGTAGTGATAAAATCATTTTTGGCAGTCGGTCTACCCTGTGCATCTATAATGGTAGGAACTTCCATGACAGACGGCAGATTGCAAGTGTTCTTCCCGTCATTTCTGTTTGTCGGATCAAAGGTGATTGTTCTTTTTACCCGGCCATTTTCATTCCGCATTTCCATGTAACCCAACAAATCCAACTCTGTAACAATGGAGTTGTAGGACTTTTCCCTTAATGCCGGGACAAAAACCGTATCATCACCTTCTTTTCGCGTATCTCTATGGGCCACGAAAATGATATTCTTGTTTAAATCGGACAGACATCTTACAAACCATGAAAATTCCTGGTTGATACCACCCCAATCCCTAATCTGTGGTTGTCTGGTTCCACATTTATAAGAAATGATGAAATCCATCATCTTGCCAATCGTATCGACCACGATAGATTGATAAGCGGACAAATTTTCATTCATCAGTTCTTTCATGTCATTCCATGAAGTCACTTGCACAATATCGACACCCTGCAAATGGGAATCATTCACTCTTTTAACCCCGTTGTCAAAATCCAGCAACAAAGGGGACGGGGCACTAAGCGCAACTGTTGTTTTACCAAATCCGGCTTGTCCGTAAAGCATCATCTTTACATTTGTCGGAATACTTAATTCTGTACTTTTTCTAATTAGTGACATGACCTTATGTTTTAAGATTCATACGTTTTGTTCATTTGCCGGGGCTTTCACCCGGCTGTCAAAATGTTAAAAATATATTGCCTGCCTCCAGCGGTAATTGTTCCCGGATAACCTATCAAAGTACACCGGGATGTTGTTTGAAATAATAAATAGAAACAAAATAACCGGTCTCTCACCGGACACTGTCCTTTAACAGCGGAGTTGATTAATTAAACATTGATTATTAATACTCACCCTACCGTGCTCCTGCCTACCGGACCATTGCAAATGTCAAGGTCTACCACTTTCAAGATTTGCGGTTGCCGATCTGAGGCGAGGTTTACACCTCGGATGCTTGTTTCTTTTGTGAAATGAGCTATTCCGGCTCAGTTCTTTTTAATTCTTGCTTACCCATTATGTAACTGCAATTTGTTGTAAGAGTTTCGAATGTCACGATTTACATTCTCCCTGTCCTTGGCAAGATTACGCTTGTCATCAACGAACGAACCATCATCTTTTGAAAATAACTCTTTTTCAATAGAGCGAATGGCTTCTGATTGACGGCTGTAACTTCCTTTCGAAGCTTCATTGAAAACAGAGGCGCCGTTTTTAACGAACTTGCCGATTTCTTTGAATATACACATAATACCTCCGTTTTTATTAGTTTTACGCTATTAATATTTTTCTTTTCTCTATACGCGCTTTGTCAGGGTCTTTATCAGGAGCAAACCATACAAGATACCACTCACCGTTTGCAAACTCTTTCCATATTTTACCGTCATATATTCCAGTAGGTATTGTGGTGGAATACTCTTTCAGAGCTTTAAAAGTCTGCTCACTCATAAGAGCGTGGGTATCATCCAATTCGATAAACCTTCTGTGAGGTTGTTTCCAACTCTGTCCCAATGGGTCAGTAATTGGCGGTATTATCTGTTCTCCGTTCATATTCAATTATTTTTATTCTTTCGTTATGTCAATCCTGGGTGCAATAATAAGCCATTGTAAGCCAGAGGGCGTCGTGATCCACTACACCCTTGCTAATAGTGGCGTTCAGCCAATTAATTTCGTAAAGTGAATTATTATTCTGTCTCTAAACTCTCTGCAATTTCTTCAAGAGAACCTCGTACAAAGGCTGTTGTTTCATCACTACATCGACTTAAGAAATTCAACAATGTGCTCTGAATATTGTACCATTCATTTAACTCCTGCTGTAAATATTCTTTTTCATTCATATCTATTTGAATTTCATCTTTTCCAATGCTTCTATCTGTTTTTTCAAAGAAGCAATCTTTTTTAATCTCATCTTCTCGGCTCTTTCCATAGCCTGTTCTTTTGTCTTAAAACATACCTTGCCTAAAGGATAACTCGAAAACTCTCCTTTCACGTATGCTCTTATATGTCCATTTCCATAATCGCATATTTCCGCTTCTTTTTCCAATATGCCTTTTGTTAAGGCATATTTAGTTATAAAAACTTTTTCCATACTTTTTATTGTTAATCAATATTTCTTTCCGTGCATTACAGGTCTGAGTGTGTTGTATTTTATCTTCTGGTCAATATGCCAAAGAAGATCAATACCCAATATATCAGCATGTAAGAATATTATCACTATAGATGATCTGACAACATCTTCAATACTTTCTCTGCTTGTTAAAAGAGAACATAGGAGAATATTCTTTCAGTGAAGCTCATCTCTTCAATCTGAGATTTCCAACTGATAAATTCAGGGGTAATATTGAATTTATCGAATAGCGGTCCTTGTAATTCGGATAAATCAATCTTGCGAAGTCCCGCAAGATCAAGCAAACATATGGTCACATCGGAAAGTTCCTCTTCAACACTTCCTTTAATATCGGCTCTGTAAGCTTTCAGAAACCAATCGTCCCGAACAATGCCTTGATAGGCATTTTTTATGCAGGTTTCGAAGCCTATCATATTGGCTCTGCTATCATTTCTATCTGCTTCAACCGCTTCCATCAGTTCGCTGATAACAAGACAAAGGAGATGCTCATTGCTCCAGTCGGCATCGTGAAAACCATGATCTCGTGCAATTTTGTATGCCCGGTCGCGGAGTTCGTTTAAATTAATTGTACTCATATTGGTGATTACCTGTTTAATGTTGATACTCCCCCATTCCCTCTGATTCTGTTTTTCTT